CTGGAACAACTTCGCAGGCCGGCCCCATGTAACTAAGCGGCATGTTGATTGGTTTGGTGTTACCAAGTCCGTTAACAGGATTCAAAGGGTTAACGCTTTCAACGCCAGCCCAATCATACCACTGATCAGGAGCAACGGTGCTGTTGACAAAAGGCGCAAATATCAGCACATCGGCACGCGAGCCAACCAATCTGGTCGTCCGAATAACCGTGTAAGGCCCCACAGCCCGCGGTAAACCAATAGTTCGCGGGACTCGAGCATCGAGACTTTCAATACACTCGCGGATGCTTCCATCACGCGTCTTGTTAGTCCCAAAATTCTTCTTGGGCGGTGCAGAAACACCTTGTGCCAATATTATGGTTGCATCCTTCTTAACAACAGACTGCGGTGTCGTTCGCTTGCCACGAACGTCGCGACGCACTTTCCTTAGCGTTCGCTTCAGCTTAGACTTAATTGGTCCCTTGACCATGCTAGAAACCGAAGCGGCAGTTAATTAAGGTGTACGGAGAAACAAAAGATAAAGCCAAGATTAATTGAATGTTCTTGGCGGCTACAGAGCCGGGATCGCCACACCCGTCAAGGTCTTACATGTTGCCCTGCTGCTGACTCTAATGCACGAACTATGCCATGTCCCGCACAAGGCTGGACTCAGCAACAAATCCTGCAGTGTCAATGGAGAAATCTCTGGTGATCTCTGCAATGTCCTCCAAAACTCCAGGCGTGTCGCGCAAAATATATAAAGTGGCGCCGAACCTCTCACGGTTGGCAGACACGTCGATGCAAGTGCCATGTAAGTGCCAAAGCAACTTCTCGACATTGTTAAAAACAGCCCTAGAAGTGAGTGTGTCGATTAGATGGGAAGTAAAGTCAGCTTCGTCCGTGTGTCTCTCGACATCGCGAGAGCGGATCCCGAGGTCGTACAAACGACGCTCGTCGAAATTCTCATCGCCCACCAAATCATCGCCGGCACAAGTCCAGCCCTCACAACCGCCGTAGGCCGCCATAACTGACCTCGCATATGTGTTCTGAGACGTGGTGGAAAGTTGCCCAGAAGCGGTAACGCCATACTTGAGCACCTGCCACACATCGCCTTGATTGTTAACAACGTGGCTGCACAAAACGTGTGCATAACGCTTAACCAAACGGCCAACATCGCTGTCGGCGCAATTGTCACCGCGGCGCTCACCATCACTATGGATGAAGGACCCGTCAATTGACAGATCGAATGCCGTGGCATCACTCGTCACGTTGTTCCGTGCAATCCCCTCGCGCCTAAAGGCCCTCACAAGATGCCTCAGCTCCTCGGGGCTGTGGCCCATGCCAAGGGCGGCACAATTCAAATTGCCAGCTTGGTAAGCGTCGACATGGGCAGTATTGTCCGCCTTATGTAAAAGCGACTGAACTGTAATGTCAATAAGGCTGCAAATCCAAATAAGTCTGAACCTGCCCTCTTCCATCTTCTGGGGGGAATGCCCCTCGCCCTTCATGAAGAGGTCCTTCACGTCGGCACAACCAAACTTAATAAGCTCAACTGGGTCAAGCTCTTTGAGCTGGCTGCCTGCAACGGCTAGCAAAATAATTCTGCTGAGAGCCAAATCAACAATTTCTTCAGGGTGACTCTTTGACCAAGCCATCTTCTTCATGTTGCGATAACGAGCACTGACTCCTGATGATTTATCCTCGAACCCGAGAAACGTCTTCAGAAAGCCCAACTCGCCCTCTTCCAGGTAAGTCTTAAACTTAACGTCGCCAATGCCCGCAGCATACTTCTCGCGGACCTTCTTAACGGCGGCGTCGAAATTCTCTCGTTGCTCACTGGCCAACTTGGGGGAAGTGGCCTGTGTCTGTCCTGCCTGCGCACGAAGAGACCTGTCGATATTCTTCTTTGTGCTGGCGGGAATCTTGTATTCACCCTTAACACACCCATGGCGCCTCTGCTCGTGATAAGTTTCGGCTAAGGTCCGAAGGCGCCGCTGTAAATCTGTCTCATGCTCTCTCACCTTCTTGGCCCTCGCCGCGAAAAGCAGCGGATAATTGCCAATGCGCTGGAAGTACGGATTTCCGTTCTTGTCAGGAATAACTTCCCCAAGATCTTTGTCCGTCCAGTCCGGCGCAACCTTCTTCATGTAATCGACCATAAGTCCATTCGATGGCACAGCCAACACGGCGTTAAGCCTCTCGCGGACGTCACTGGATGCCTCCTCAGAGTAGTAGGAAATTTCCTTTAGAACATGCGAAGCGTCGCAGTTCAACAGTCCATACTTCCACTCTTTAACCTTGCGGTCCAAATCGAGGCGGTTGTGTT